CAAAAAGTTGGCGCTTTTTTTGAAAAAAATGGAAAACAGGGCTTGACTTTTCGTCTATACTTTGGTACAATGATCGAAATTGAAACTCTTGTTATATTAGATAAGATTTTTAATTTTGTAGAAGAAACGGATGATATCTTATTAGAAGATGTTGTACTACTAGTGAAGAAGTATCGCCCGTTTGTAAAGGTGACTGACTCTATGAGAGAAGTCGCTAAAACACTTACTCAAAAACCTGTATAAATAGGAGTGTACATTATGAGTAGGAAACTACGCCCTCAAGTAGATGATGAGAAGCGTATGCGGAGAGTCCCTAGTGATATAAAAACTAGACTTGACAAATACCAACACATCATGTATAATGAGGACACTTATGACTCTGAAGAGTTTTATGACGCTTTAGATAAAAAAAGTAAAATACAACGCAAACTGAAACCAATATAACGCACACAATTAGGAGAAAATATATGTCGTTTAATACTATAGAAGAGCTACGCAAGTCGCGTGGCAACATGGACACTCTCATGTCACAAGTTGAGAAGATGTCCACAACTACCACCGAGTCTAATGATGATGGTAGGGAATGGAAACCAACTGTTGACCAAGCTGGAAATGGGTATGCAGTAATCCGATTTTTGCCCCCAGCAAAAGGTGAAGACCAATATTGGGCAAGACTCTGGACACATGGATTCCAAGGGCCTACTGGAAAGTGGTACATCGAGAATTCTCTCACAACTCTAGGACAACAAGACCCTGTTTCTGAATTGAACAGCGAATTGTGGAATAGCGGTGTTGAGTCTAACAAAGACATTGCTCGCAAACAAAAGCGTAGACAGTCTTTTTATTCCAACATTGTTGTTGTGAAAGACCCTTCTAATCCTGCCAGTGAAGGTAATGTATATCTTTATCGTTACGGTAAAAAAATCTTCGACAAAATTCAAGACTTGTTAAAGCCAGAATTTGAAGATGAAACTCCAGTAAATCCTTTTGATTTCTGGGACGGCAGAAACTTCAAACTGAAGATTCGTCAAGTTGAGGGATTCCGAAACTATGACAAGTCGGAGTTTGAGTCTGCTCCATCACCAGTAGCTGCTGATGATGAAATTGAGGCAATGTGGGCGAAACAATACTCTCTTGCAGAGATTGTAGACCCATCTAACTTCAAGTCTTATGAAGACCTTAAATCCAAATTGGGTATGGTTCTTCAAGGTGCAAGCAAGGTTCCTACTGCTTCTACTGTTGCAGCCCAGACAGGCGACATAGAAGATGACTTGTTTGCGAAACAACATGCTGAAACAAAGGTAGTCTCCAATGATTCAGATAATGATGACGATGCAATGTCGTACTTTGCAAAACTTGCTGACGATAGTTAATATCAAAGATTAAGTTATGCGAGGGGCGGCATAAATAGTGTCGCCCCTTTTTTTATGGCAGAAATTATGGATGGAATTATATTTGGTGGACAACTAGAGGATTTTGCTGGGTCAATTCATAAAGAAGATTCAAGAAACATCTCGATAAGAAGAAGTTCAGGCGGTCACAAGATTGCTACTTTTTTGAGGCAGAATGGTTACAATGTTGAAGTTTTAGATTATGTTCACCGATGGAAAATAGAACAACTCAAACAATATCTTAGACCAATCGCTGGCGACTGTAAGTTTTTTGGATTTGGGTCTACATTCTTTTTAGATAGTCCAGTTGTAAAAGAACTGGTACAATGGTTAAAAGAAGAGTACCCAAATATACCGCGTGTTGTTGGTAGTCAAAACGATAGTATGCGTAGTCTAGACATGGATTGGTATGTCTATGGTTATGGTGAATATGCCATGTTGGAATTGATGAAACATTTCGATGGTGGCCCAGAACCAGTACATATACTCAACACAATAAATGCATACAAGAATTACATATCCTTCCCCAAAGATGACTTAACGGTCTCATACCAAGAAACAGATTATGTAAACCCAAGAGAAATACTTCTTTTGGAGTTCGCCCGTGGATGTAAATTTAAATGTAAGTTCTGTAGTTTCCCGATACTAGGTGTCAAGGGTGATTACTCTCGTACGGCAGAAAGTGTCTATGATGAGATGTTAGAGAACTATGATAAGTGGGGAACAGAACATTATATTGTTCTAGATGAAACATTCAATGATAGTCCACAGAAGATTGAAAAGTTTGCTAATGTAATAGAGAAACTTCCATTCCAACCAAAGATGACCGCGTATATTCGTGGTGATTTAATCGCTTCGCGTCCTAAAGATTGGGACAACCTAATTAAGATGGGAATTACATCTCATTTCTATGGTATTGAAAGTATGAACCATAAGGCAGCTAAATCAGTTGGCAAGGGAATGAATACTGGTAGGATACAGGATGGACTATTAGAAGTTAAAGAATACTTTCAGAAAAATGCTGGATTTTATAAGGGACATATATCATTGATATCTGGACTTCCGCATGAGACCATTGATAGTCTACGCGATACAGTCAAGTGGTGTTCCGAATACTGGGCAGACCAGAGTTATCACATGAATATATTGATGATTAAGAAATTAGGTCAACCATCTCTTAACCATAGTTCGGAATTTGATTTGAATTGGAAAGATTATGGGTATAGAGAGGGTAAATTTCCTAAAGATGATATAAAGTGGGACATGAGTATCAATCCGTTCTATAAAGTCCTCTATGACTATGTGGCGACCTCTGGCGAGTACATTATGTGGGAAAATGACTACTCTAGCATGTATGAATGTTTTAAATTCTGTGTGGAAGAGTTCAGTAAGGCGAAACTAAAAAATATATTAGACCCATTCATGTATGATAAGTTTTTTATTGACCCTAGTGTAACTTGGAATGATTTTCAGACACAAACACACATGGAAAGAAGAGAGAGTTTTATCCTAGACCATGTTGATGGATATATCCAGAAAAAACTTAATTGTTCTTCTGCACCATAAGACTATTAATTTCAGTATCTACTACCGACTTATCTGATACTAGTACAGGCAAGTATTCTACTTTTCCACCAAGACCACTTACTACACTTCCAAGGTCTGCTAGAGGCCCACTTTGTAGAGCTGCAACTTGCATAGCCTTTTCTTCACTCGCACTAGCTTGAGCGTCTGCTACTTGATTGGAGGCAGCATCAATAGTTACAGAACCACCCTCTGTTTCTGCTGGGGTTGGAGCTCCGATTAAATCTGCACCAGTAGTTTCTGTAATTTGCATTTCTGGTGCTGTAGCTTTTAGGCTTCCATCCTTATTGTGAGTTTCACCGAATTTCTCATCCCATTGGTCTTGTGCCTTTTTTTGACTTCGTTTCTGGCGACCACCAGTAGCTGAGATTTCTGGTCTTGCAGATGTTGGTTTTTCTATATCAGATTTACCAAAGTTCTCTTTCATTTCTTTAAGTTTACCTGTTACATAATCTTTGATAGCTCCAAATTTTTCTCCGTAACCAGAACCTTCTGTGGCCGCGTCTGTATCATGGGGGAATCTTTTTGCCATATCGTCACTTTCTGGGTCACCATAAGCATCATTGTACATATCCCTAGCAAGAAGACCAGCGTCTATTGTTACACCACCAACTGGCCCAACTAACGCGACACCAGCCAGTTCTGCAGCTGCCCCTGCTTTATCTCCCTTCATTAATCTCCATGCTGCCATTCCAAGACCAGCAGCTGCACCAACGAGAGGCATTTGTTTGATTCCATACTTACCTATATTTTTCAAGAATGATGATGCTAAATCTTTTACTTTTGCTAATCCTTTTGTTGTTTGTTTGCCGGCTCCATCAATTTTAACTTTTGCACCCTGTATATCTTGTGGTTTGACTATTTGCGTAGTTGGTCTACCATCCGCACCTGCTTTAGTAAAATTACCGCTTTGTGCTTGGACAACTTTTGACCCATCTGGTGCAGTACCGACAACCTTGGAACTGTCTATCGTGGGCGCACCAGCCTTATCAATGCTAGGCGTTTTTGTTCCAGTAAGTTTATCCTTGACCATTGAACCAACAGTTTTCAATCCAGTTTTAGCTGCATCCACAGTACCACCAACTAGAGTTTTGGAAGCAATTAATTTATTGCCCTGTGTAACTAGTGATTGTGTTAGTTTTGTTGTAAAGTTATCTACGCCATCTTCAAGTTTTTCGGATACCTCTTTCAGTTTTTCTTCGTCTGTTTTTGAACCACCACCAAATATACCCTTACCAAATATTGCAGTCAAAGCAGCAATACCTCCAGCAGCAGATGCCAGTCCGGCACTCCCTTTTGGTACTCCTTTGCCTCCACCCTTTCCACCAAACATTGCATTTAATTTGTTTTCATCTGGTGATTCTGCTTTGGGTACGGTCAATCCAGTTGCTATGGTAGCGGTATCCCCTTTTATGTCTACTAAGACTTCTCTTATGTCATTTAAGGCATTGACTGTGGCGTTTGAAGAATCTCCATCTTGTAACGCGGAAGTAGCTTGAGCTGATGATACTCCTCCAGAACCCCCTCCACCTCTTCTTCCACCACCAGCAGCTGCTGGAAACGGAATAACATTATCCATTGATTGTTCATTTGAAGAAGGCACAGCAGTCTGACCACTACCACCGCCGGCCATTGCTGCTCCAGCACCAAATCCAATCGCACCTTTGCCCATAGAGCTAGAAGCTCTCAGTCCAGATTTTGCAACTCCACGAGATCTAGATAGAGCCATCCCCCCGAATCTTGCTGCTCCCATTAGAGCTGGGATAAAGAATGCCATTTTAATTTCTCCATTTATTATTCTTGATTGCGTCCGCTTTTTTCTTCAAATGTTGAACCAACATCGAAATGTATACTTGCCTTTCCCACGGAACCCAACTTTCTATTTCTGTTAAACTGTATTTATGTTCTTGCATTAATAGAAAGTTAGTTTTAAAGTAATTTTCTAAACTTTCATGGAAAAGGCTTATACGAAAAAATCGTAATACCCATTCAAGTAAGCAACATTGTCTTTTCCACACTTGTTGCATTTATATTCGACATTGTTTTCTATTACTGGCATTGACTCAAAAAAGTTTTTGATATGTGCGAACTGTTCTGAAGTTAGGTTGTCAATGAAATCACTTCTTTCCTCTTCTTTCAGTTCGTTAAACTCAATGATTGCATCTCCATAAAAAACAGTTTCTATACAACTTTCAGCGACTTTATAAATGTCACCCTCTGTCTCTGATTGTCCCAGAGCAGTAAGTTCTTTAGCATTAGGATATCTCATTTTTACTGATATGTCCTCAGCAATTTGAAAGTCCATCGCGTGTCCTTCTGTTTCATGAAGTTTAAAGGTATCCAATTCTATTTGAATATCTATTGGTGCTTCACAATGCCCGCATAGTAACCTTACATCTACGCTATCTGATACTGAGACCTTTCTTAATTCCAAAAAGACTTTTTGCATGTCAAATATAGGAAGTTCATCTCCCTGTACTTTACCAAAAGAACAATTGGTCACCACTTGTTGTGTGGCTCTAATCATTTCGTCTTGGTCTTTAGTTTCATTTGCTAAAACAAGCAACTTTTCTTCTTTTACTAGGAAAGGTCTGAATTTTACACTCTTGTTAAGGGAGTGTATATGAACATCTATCAGAGGATGTTCAGTTTGTGGTAGTGCCATATTGTCCTCCAAACCTATTCTGATTCACCGAAAAATCCATTCATGACTACTTCATTTTCAGCTCCACAATTTCCACATTCAAACTCTATTACATTTTGCACCACAGGCATCGATGCAAAAAATAATGTTATAATTTCAAACTCTGCGCTTGTCAGAGTTTCAATAAATTCTATTTTCTCTTCTTCCGATATATTCTCTACCGTTTTTCCTTTTACCTTAACTGAGTCGATACATGTAGCAGCGATATCATAATACGGTATAGTCTCTTTATCAAATTCAAATAACTCACCAGCGGTAGGATATCGCATGTTTACTATCAAATTATCTCTTAATGTAAGTGTGTCTGTGTGGTATTCTGTCAGTTTAAATCCAAAGTCATCATAACTTATTGATTGTTCATGATACTCTCCACATTCACCGCACATGAATGACCAATCTGGAAGTGATATTTCGGATATTTTAGATAGTTGAATCCATATGTTCTGTAAGTCGAAGATAGGCAAAGTAGTTCCATCTACTTTACCCAAAGAACAACTGGTGATACAATCTGATATTGATTTTATTAGAACATGCCTGTCCGAGTCTGGACTCTCAAATAGTCTTTCTTCTTTTACTAAGAATTGTCTAAACGGAATTTTTTTATCTAGCGAATAGACAAAAATGTCTGTCAAAGGATATTTCGCCTTTGGTAATGCCATTACAAACCTCCAATAATTTAATCAATCCAATCATTAATATTATGAGCAATTTTACTTTTGATAGCGTTCTTAACACCGTTCTTACGGAAGTTAAGTATTCCAAACAATCTTTCCGAATCACTCGCTTCAACGCCTCTAGAAGTCCACCTTCTAAAAGCAAATGTCACATTAACTCTAACTATACCTTCAGCACTCTGACCCATCGGTAGAATGTTTATAAGTCTTGGAAATGCGTCATATAGTTTCCATCTTGTTACTATGTTATCCTCTCTGTCAAGTGCATACACTTCTACCTGTCCTACATGTTCGTCTGGAAAACTAACTTCTTTTGATAAAGGGTCAGCGATAGTACTCATCCAGTTTTCAAAATATGTTCTTACATCCCAGTTAGCATCACAGAAAAATGTAAATGCTGCTGTGTCACCGAAGTATTCTATGCCATGCGCTCTTTGTTCTGTCCAATGCGATATCTTTGTTGGCGTCCATTGAATTTGCAGGCCTGGAATTTGTGCTTCTTCGCACAGCAATGATATCTCTCTGTCCTCTACGAATCTGCCTGGCGAACTAATCACCACTTCAAATCGATTAGACCTCGCAAGGTCATTCTTTCTTACTTTTGATATGAAGTCTTTTGTTTTGAAATATGCCATTAAATCGCTCTCCTAGAATTTTGGAATACTGTGTTCTTACTAACATTAAAGTCTTCTACTGGTAGAAATATAGCACCTTTCCAATCTTGAGGATTGATTTCAAAAAATCTAGACCTTATTTGTTTTGTTAAATATCGTTTTACACATGGTTTTACTTCTGGAAATCTAGAAGCGTTTTGTAACAAAGACCAATTGTATTTCATTGTTGTTTTATCATCTATTGCTCTATCATTTACTGTCTCCATCAATTTACCTAGTAATTGAGCTCTCATCATGTAAGGTAGATAGTGTAGGTTTAATCCCCAGAACCCATTCTCAGTAGGTTCAAACGGAAGACACAAGGGAAACGCATCGAAGTATGGTAACTTTTCTTTATGTTTAGCATCATACCTAAACAGATACATTGACCCCACATCAAATTGACTTACTGGTTTACCAATAGAAGATGATATAGCGCTTGATGGAGTTGTCACGCCACGCATAACTTGTCTTACTTGGTTCATGTACCAATTAAATGACTTTCTTCCAGAATCGGAATTTGGTCTAATTTGTAGAAATGGATTTGCCATGGGACTATTTATACACTCGCGTAGATGCCTAATTCTTTTTCGGTGATTATTTTAAACTCCCATCCTTTATTGTCGCAGAACTCCTGTGCGGATTTCCACTTTGCTTCATTGATACCATAGTTGGCAATTTCTTGTAAGTATTTTTTTGTTTTCTTTCTTGGTTCTGGGGGTTTTGTAAATCGTTCTGGTTTTATTTCTATGAGATATGTGCCACCCACAGTCTTGAGATAGAAGTCAACAAAGTAACGATGCATCCTTCTATCCAAAGGAGACCTATAGGGTATTGCTATGGGCTCAGATGCCCACTCCAAAACATCTTGATTCTTGTCGCACCAATTCATGAATTTTAGTTCGTATCCAGACCTATAAATAACATTAGATATGTTTCCGCGATACTTTTTCGCGTTTTTTGGAATAAATTTTCCTTGGTGGATATCTTTTCGGTACGGCATCTTATAAATAGTCCAATAATAACATATTACTATTTATTCGGAGTTTTTGCATGGGCGTTTACAATTGGTTAGATAATAAACTTGGTGGTGTATTGCCAGGCGGTGTCCCACGCGGAGGCAGTAAACAAAAGGGTAGTGACCCAGAGAATACCGAAGACCAAGTTGCTAAAGCTGCTGGGGTCACTCAAGAAGCAAAAAATTCAAAACCACCTACACCAACAAAGAAAAAAATTACATTTCAGAGTTTATCTTATCCATCTGGATTAGACAATACAGATGAATTTCCCCACCAGATAATGTTCAATGTCCTAATAAGACAGACAGATGCCGAAGCAGCTGCAAATAGTCATCTAGGAGATGCAGGCCGTGGGGAAGATTTGATGAGTAATCTTAGTAATGACCAAGCAGCTGGAATAGTGAAAGAAGTCACAGGTGGGGTAACA